CTATCTATTGTAGGCATCAGTGGGTCTTTTTTAGTTGTCTTAAACTCATTCTCTATAGCTCTCTGTAGGTAGTTACCTATTTTAATTAAATCGCCTTTAGGAACGCCTGGTAAGAAGTTTTCTCCAAGAGTTCTAAGGCTAACTAAAAACCCTATACTGCTTCTTAATTGTTTTGTTCTAGCTTCATTATTTCCACCTCCTACATATTGTGTTCTATTTCCGTATTCCCCTGTATAGATGTTTACTTCATTTTCAAAATACAAATCTAAAGCCTCTACAACCTTATTATATTGTTCTTCACCTATACCATACACTCCTGAAAAGTTTTCAAGTATCAACTCTCTTCTGCCGCCTTTAGTTTTTGCGTTTTCAATATCTTTACTTACAAAGTCATTGAAAAATTCATTACCCATCATTTCATTTAGCTTAACTAAAAGAGCACTTTCTCCAGCACTTGGAAGTGCGAATGGTTTTGTTGTCAACAATACATCACCAATAGCTGCAGACAAAACACTATAAGTATTACCAACCTTAAATTTGTTTTCATACTCTCTAGCATATTCTCCTATGTAATAAGAAAACCCTTCAATAGAAGCATACTCTCTACTAGCCATCTTGGATATAAAGTCAGCCTCAAGTGTTTCTTTTTGTCCTGGAGGTAAATCTCCAAATAAATCAGAGTATTCATTTGGACCTGATTCTAATAAGCCAGGCCTATCCTCAACAGGAAGCATATCCGCCCCAATAAGTTGAGTAACACCCCCACGTCTCCTAATATCATCATCAGACAAACCAAATCCTAATATACCAGCAGCAAAGCCCTTCATGGTAACTAAAGCGCTACCAAGCTTTACACTTTTAAAAGTCATAATTTCCTGAATTATTCCTTGTATAGCTGATTTAGCTTCTGATTTTTGACTTGGTGGAATGGTTGGGTCATTTAATATAGCTACTTGATTAGCAAAATTTGCTCTTGCGTTTGTAATAAACCTTTGAAAAGGTATAAATGCTCTTAATATGTTTTGACCTGTCTCTCCGTTATTATATATATCTGCTTCAGAAAACTTACCTGTTTGTCTCATGGTTTGAGCAACTAAAGCATCAGCTTCGTTTATTGCATCAGTATTTGGGTTTTCATTTTCTTTTTTCCACCACGCCGTCATGTCAACATTCTCAAGATTTTCCCCTTGCTTCACTCTTGCGTCTATGTAATGAGACTCAAAAGCTACATTAGCTGCAGCTCTATCTGCACTTGCTAAAAATATATCTAGAGAAAGCTCACTTCCTTTAGAAATATAATCTATAAAGTTGTTCAAAGTAGATACAGCTCCTACTTCTTTTATTATGGCGCCATCTTTGTCTTTTATGTTTAAAAAGTTTAAGTAATAGCTTGTTGGTATTTGTTGATTTTCGTCAAGTAGGAATTCTGCTTGAATAGCATTACGAAGTCCTGTTCTTGATTTTGAGTATATATTTGATAAATCACCCCTTCCAAACATGCTATTTTGCATATACTTACCAACAATAGTTCTAGCCTTTGTCCCGTTTGTTAAAGTAGAAAGACCTCCTGTAAACTTAAATGTTCCACTATTTAAATGGTTTTTAGCAAACTTAGATTTTAAGTAGGGAGCAGTACCACTAATAGCACTATAAAACTGAGATGGTCTTTGGTCTAACCTTGCGAGTGCTCTTGCCGCCCATGTGCTGTAAGCCGCTCTTATAACTTTAGGAATTATATACTTAGCGCCAGATGATACTTCAACTACATTATTGTTGCCTTGTGCCACAATATTATTAAAAATCTTTTCTCTTCCTTTAAAATAAGCTGCTAAAACATCATATTCTTTTTTACTGCTAAACAATTCTTGAAATCTAGGATTGTCCATTAGGTATTTTAAAGTAACAACATCCTGTCTTGCATTTATGTCAGTTAAAGCCCCATTCATTTTGTCAAAAACATTTTTTGCAAACATACCTGGGTTTAGTCTAAGGTCTTCTGAAAGGTTTTCTACAAACTCTATGGACATTAGGTTTGAAGCGTCATTTATGTTTGAACCTTCTCCACCGTCTTTAGACGACGTTCTTGAGCCAGATGAATCAAATCCTTTAAACAAAGGAATCGGAATATAACTTCCATCTACAAAAGGAACACTAGTTCCTCTGTCTTGGTTATCTAGTTTGCCTCCGAAATCAGTTATTCTTCGCAAGGCTAAATCTCCAGGCTGGAGAAGAGAAACCCGCTTAATAAAATTTATATCGGCTTCAGATGCATTTAATTCACTATAGCTATTTGCTGTTTCATATCCAAGAGCATCATAAACCCTTTTAAACATTTCATATTCTTTTTTATACTTTGCTTTATTTGTGCCAGAAGATGAATCAAACTCTTGTTTTCTTAACCTCAACTCTTGTGATAAAAGGCTTTTAAATCTACTAAACTCTAAATCAACTCCTTTTTCATTTGTTTTGCCAGACTTCCTAAATCCGCCTGCCAACATGTAAAGAGTATAGGAGTTTTCTAAATCATTTGGGTTTACAGACTTATTGCCTCCTGTTTCTGAGTTTTGTTTTATAACTAATTTTTCATATAAACTTAAAGCCTCTTTGTATTGTAAGTTTGTTGTTTGTCTGCTTTCGTCAACTTTTCTACTAACCCTTCTAAATAAGTCATAAAATTTACTTCCAACATATTTATCTCTAAACAATGTTTTTAGAATTATATCTCCTGTACCAAATCCAGTCTTAAAGCTTCCCACATTAAAACCTGCTGTAACAAATTTTTGAGACAAAGAATTAAGCTTTGCGTACATTTGCTCTACTGTAAGGTTTGCAATTTCGTCTTTTTTAAACCCTAGTGCTTGAAATATTTCTATTTTATCTGCTGACCTACCAGATATGTCTGTAGCAATTCTATGAGAGTCTAGTATAGACCTAACATGACCTAATTGTGGGTCTTTTCCTAGTTCAATATCACTAAAAAACTTAACAATATGTTTTTGCTGGTATTCAGGCAAAGAAGCCATGAAGTCTTCATTTATAGCAAACGATTCAATAATATTTACAATGTCGTCTATTGATTCTGTTTTATATTCGCCTAGAGTTTGTTTTTTACCAGAGTCTTCTTTTAAGTTGTCTTTTTTCTCTTGTTGCTCGTCTATTTTTTGCTGCAATAAAACATCTTCTTTTGTAACAGGTCTTTCAATACCCTCAGTTGTTAGCTCAACTTTAGGCTGTTCTAAATTTTCTCTTTGGTTGTCTGGCTTTTTCCCACCTTTTTCGTCAAGAGTTTTTGCGTTATATTGCTTCAACCTAAAAGACTCTATACTTGCTTGTATGTTGAAGTTATCCATTTCCTCCCTAGTCACATCAACCATGTACTTGGTTGGGTCTAAAACATTATATGAAGATGCTGGTAAAAAGGATTCTCTGTTGTTTCTAAGACCTGTCTCTAATTCATTTTTATACATCTCAGCAGCTCTTTGAATAACCATAGGGTCTGTTGAGCTGAGGTCAATAGAAAAATCATCCCCCTTACCCTCTTGTACAGCTTTATCTTTTTCCTCGTTCACAATCATATTCATAGCCTTGTCAAAATACTCTTGCTGTGTTTTACTGTTCAATAAATGAAAACCTAATTCAGAAGGGTTTCTCGCAAGAATACTTCTTAATGACTCTTGTAATTTAGGTATATTATCGAGTGCAACCTGTTTTTCAGTATTGGTTTTGTCAGAGTTTAATATTTTATGAGACTCTTCTAGCCTAATAATAAGCTCCAAATAAGCCGCTTTATCAGATTCACTCATGTTGTCTACGAGCTCTTGCTTTGCATTTTCTATATCCATCAACTCTTCCTGATATTTGCTTCTCATCCGAAGAGCTGAATTATAAGAGTCATTTCCCTCTAATGGTGTTCCATTTTTTTCAGCATCTTGTTCTATTACAGCAACATCAACATCAGCTTTAAGGTAGTTTTCAACTACTTGTCTTTCAGAGTCTAGTTTTATGTTCCCTTTTATAGTACTATCAACAACTCCTCTAATTTTTTTATTCATGCCAAAAGTCGCAAACTTTTGCATAGCAGTAGAAGAAAAAACAGATATCAAACCTGTATTAACCATAAGGTCGTTAAGTTTTTTCTGGTCATACTCTTCTAGACCCCACATTACATTTATGGTGTAGTTATTTAGTGCTATTATTTCTTCTTCTATAATTTCATTTCGTAAAGCTTTCCCATCAACACCAAACATTTTCTTGAAACCATCCATTCTTGATTTTACAGCAACCTTTTCAAAACTTTCAGCTAATTTTCTTGCGTTTTCAAGGTTTTTGGCACCACTAAAATTTTTAGCTCCAGACATACTTTTAAAATATCTATATGTAAAAAGCCTTGTCATTATTGTCTCTTGTGCTGCTTTTGAAAAAGCTATGCCTCTGGCTTCCCATTCTCCAACCGATAGTATTTTCTTTTGGCTTTCTGTTAGCTCTGCTCCCCTATCTAATGCATCTTGCGCCGCCATTTTTAATCTATCAAACTCTGTTTTCGATGCTCCATAAGAACTTGTTCCTGTTACAGTAAGCCCAAGTGCTGGATTCACTGCAAAAGCAGCAAAGTAGGGTATGGATTGAGAAAATGGTTGATTCACTAAAGCCAACATTTCACCAAAACTATCCGCATCTTTTATTTGCTTATCGTATAAAGGCAACGCCGATTCTTTAAGCATTAAAACTTCTTGAGGAGATATTAGTCCTGGGGTCGTTGGAAGGCCATACATTCCAAAAACCACTGAATCTGCTGTTGTTTTATCAAACCCAATCATTTGTAGTGCGTCTGAAAACAGAACACCAGTGTTTGCCCCAATATCTAAAACACCAATACCTACACCTTGAACTAAGTCTTCTACCCACTCATATGCTATATTAGCATTTGCTAAGGCTTGGCCTGCTGTACCTTTAAGCCCCCCTGTAGAGTCGTAGGCCTCGTTTCTATCCTGTAGTTTTAAAGCTCCTGAAATATAAGGAGCTAAAACGCCATAAGCATCACTATTTGGGTCTACTTCAATTTTTATTTTACCCTTCATAATATCATGAAGTCCTTGTGGGTCTGTAACTATATTTTGAAAACTATTTGCAGAAGAAGGAAGTCCATTTATCAATATACCATCTGATGGCATATCTCCCAAATCTAAACCAGCTCTAACGGCATACATCATGCCTACGCTGTCATTTAAATCAAAACCCTTATAAGTGCCTGACAAAGCCAAAGCAGAACCCATAAATTTAGAAGCTATGTCTTTTTTTTCTTTTATCGCCACAAGCATATCATCTAAATATTTATATGCTTGTTTTACTGCAAAATTATTGTTATCTGGGTCGTATGACTCAAATAAAGAAGCTGTTTCTTTTTTGATTTCGGTAGTTACGGCTTCTCCAGAAGCACGATATACGTTTTTAAATTTTGACCTTACATTTTGAGACGCTATATTGAATATATTTTGTTCCTGCGCTATTGCATCATCATAAACTTGTTGTAAGCTTGCTTTAGCAGATATGATGCCAAGCTCTACACTTCTTGAGTCTATAAGGCCGTCTTTCATAAATGTGTCAACACTAACACCAAGAGACCCTGCTAGATTTTCTAAATCAACTAATTCAGGCGTTACAAATCTTTCAGTCTCCTGAAAAATATCTATAATTATATTGTTAGAGTTAGAAAACCTATCAGCCATGTTTTGAACAAGGTTTGGATTACCTACAACATTTCCATCATCGTCATATCCAAGTAAAAAGTTTTTAAATTGCTTGAACCTGTTATCTACCAAATCCTCTACTCCACCATCATTAATATAATTTAATCTTTGTTTTTTAAGGTTGGGGTATAGTTCAATAATCTGCTCTCTTCCGTCAGGAGTTTTTATTTTTAACTGATTAGATGTGCCAACAGCTTGAGAAACCTCGTATTGATATGGCGTAAGAAGTTTTTTTAATTCTCTTTCCGCATCTCTTTCATTCATTTCAAAAACCTCTTTAGGAATTTGATTTACTATCGTGGAAAGATATCTTGTTTCACTTAAATAACCCCCAATACCTTTTATCTCTATTTCTTTTTTCCAAGAGTCAAAATCATATAGATTTATTTCGTCTGTATTGGTGTTACTAGCGTTATTTAAATCTTCTTCACTGAGATTTATTGTATTTGGCGCCGATGAAGAGCTTCCATCTGTAGATGTGGAAGGTGAGTCCGAATCTGTAGACTGAACATTTGGTTGGCTCTGTAGAACCTGTTGTGCAGTCTGGTTTTGATTTTTTTTTTCAATGGCGTTTTGGTCTATCCAAGTGTTGTAGACACTATCCACCTCTGATGGAGATGGCAGTTGGTTTGCAAATCCATTGTAAACATGCCACTTTCTTATAAAGGTTTTTAAGTCGCTTCTTTTTGCGTATTGGTAAAGAAGTTTTTCATCATATTTTTTACCTGCCTTATCAAGTTTAGACTTAAAATAATTAACCACTTTATCAACAACAATAGGCGGGTCTGTTGGGTTAGTTTGATTCTGAGAATCATTTTCGACCACAGCTGTATTTGTTGTAACATCAGAAGATTCTGTATTGATATCTGGTGTTGTTGTTTGTTCGTTCACAATCATCTTATAGTGCGTTGTTTTTCTTATCTTTAATATATGTAATTATAGCATCGACATAAGCGCTATTGCCAAAGGTAGAGCTTTTTGCAGTAGGCCCAGTAAACCCTAAACCTCGCATTTTAGCGTCAAAACCTGGAACATTAGCATATAAATTTTGATATAATCTTTGAATCTTAGAATCTTCTAAAACAGAAACAGATTCACTTACGACTTGTTGTTTTGAGTTTGTAGAGTATCCTGAAGAGGCAGCGTTTTGACCACCAGATGTTTGATTCCAATCCGCTTCAGTCTCTGCAACTATAACATCACCAGTAACGAATATTCTAGAATTACCAGTTCCAGATGGGTCTTCAGAGAAGCCTACTCCTCTTATTTTATCCAGTTTTTTGTTGTAAAGGTCAGAAATAAGCATATTTTCACTTAAGACTTCCTGGAACTCATTACCTATGTTAATACTACCATACTCATTTGTTGGTTTAAATACTGTTGCGGCAACTTGATTATTAAACCCTCTCGTAGTAAAACCATTTGTATTCCTTTCTTGCAATATTTGAGTGGTAAGGCTTGTGTTATTGGCGTTTTGTGCTTCTGTTAATGAAATCATGGTGTTAATATTATCAAAGTCTGTTGTAGTTGTTTGACCATTCTTTGTATAAACTGAAGCTAAAACGCTTAAGGATTCGTCACCTTTAGGTTTTTTTGCTTTTAATATATCTCTTATTTTGAAATCAGAAAGCTTTATGTTAAACGCATTAAGCATTTTCTTTCTTAGTATAGCTCCCACAATAGACCTCTGGTCGTCTGTAATCTCTTCGTTATTATACGCATCCAACTGAATTATAGTTGGGTCTATTATATTGCCGCTTGAATCTGTATTAGTTAAAGTAATGCCATCACCATTTTTATCATAAAATTGAGGTATTTTTGTTACAACTCCAGTAGATTGGTCTGTATACTCTGTCTCTCCAAATAAATCATTAATTTGACTTTGGTCTTTCATACCACCAAAACCTTCATCTCCAATCGCCCTTGCATTATAATATTCAGATAGAATAGAAATAACTTTTTTATCATCCTGTAGAACAGCATTAATATCTGTTTCTATCATATCAGCCACCTGAATTAATCTTGATGGAGCTATAACTCTTGTGTATATTTGAGTATTTCCTCCTTGTGCAGTTATTGTTTGTTGACTTGTAAATGGAGGAGGGCTTCCAGCAGGTTGTCCTGGCACTAAATCAACTGCTTGACTTTGACCTATTGCATTTGTTGATTCCTTAACATAATCATTAACATCAAACTGCATAAATAAATCAGGCGTATTGCTCATTTCGTTTATACTTGTCAATCGAGTTTGAACTTCTTCTACCCCAGTGTTTGTATTAAGAAAATTAGATGTTTTTCTATAATGAAGTTTTCCGTCAATCATTTCAGTGCCCATTGTTTGGTATTGTGGCACCTGTGTATAACCTTTTGATGCGTCATTGGGGTCGACTGGAATTTTTATATACCTTGGGACTAAATTTTGCTCAGTAAACCAACCTCTTAAATACTTTGCTCTCGAATAATCGTTTACTTTTCCGTTTAATATTTCTTTGTCCATCTCATCAACTTTTGTTTTGATGATAGTGGACGCATTTGCTAACTGTGAGGCTTGTGATGTGTAGTTATTTACGCGCGCAGTTGCTACGCCTCTATTAGTTCGACCAAGTATATTGGCTGTATGAGCATCACTAGCAGCTTGTCTTAAGTCATTTGCACCCTGTTGATAAAGCTTGTCTATCTCAGAAACACCAGTAGCCTCTATTTCAGCGGCTTGTTCTGCCAAAGCCTGAAGCTCTTCACTTCTTTGCTGTCTTACTTGTTGTCTAATATTGATAACCTGCATCTTCCCTTGAAGATATAGATTTGCAACATCTGAAAACCCCCCTAAAATTGGCTTTGAATATATTCCCCCTGAGTATCCCATATTATATTAATTAAACAAGCTTCCTATTTTACTACCAATACCTGAAAAGAACTGAGCAAATTTACCATCTTTAAAATCAGGTCTGTTGTCTTTTACTAGTTGTTTAAGACCTGCTGTACCACTTGCATTGTAGACCTCAGTAAGCTTATCCTTACCTACGCCAAATTTAGATGCTTTTTTACTTAATCTAAGGGCTTTAGGGTCTGTAAAGCCTGCCTCAGCCTGTGCGGCTTCTTGAGCCACACCAGCACTAACAGCTGTTGTTGCAAAATCCTTTACAGCTGCGCTTTGCATTTCAGCCCCAGCCTGCATTTGTCCCATAGCCATTTGACGTTTCGCCATGTTTCTCGCCTCCAGTATATCTCTGTTTTTTACTTCTTGTTCCATTCGCATTACGTCAAAATCAGACTCTTTCTGAAGAATTGAATCAAAAACTTTTGTTTGTTGGTCAAAAGCCTGACCTTGTGCTGAACCCAACATAGCCATAGCTTGAGCAGCATCCATAGTTCCAGCAACATCTACAGCATTAGACATGCTTTGATTTATACCCTGTATTGCTGTTCTTTCGGCTGCTAAAGAAGGTTTTAGGTTTTCTGCTAAATTAGTTAACTCAACATCCCTTATACCAGCAAGCATATCTGAGGCTTGCCTTTTCATCTTACCTCCTTGTATAAATTGATTAACGGAGCCTAAACCTCCAGTTACCAATCCCATTGTTGTTAAAAATGCCATTTTTTTCTTCTATATATAGTTATACAAATATACGAATTTTAGATGTAACTCTTAAATACCTCACTATTCGCACCAAACAACTCTACAAAATCTGTATTATTGTTTATTAATTTTACTTTTGCATGATAACCCCTCAATCCAAAAGACTCTGCTTCTGCGTTTTTGACAACAAAAAGAAAATCTCCTACACCTGGGTCATTATCGGTTGAAGCTACTGTTATAACATTGTCAACATAGCTATCTATAGTACCAATAAGCTGCGTAGAGCCACTATTAAAATAAAGCTCATCGCCTCCGAGACCATCGGCATTATTTGCCTGGACTTGATTTGGTATGTTATCTGTTAACGCAAATTGATTTGCAGCTGGTTCGCTTTGTAAGTTACCTAAACCAACTACAGACAATTTATTGAAGTTTAATCTATCAGTTTCATATCTTCTAATATACCCATACCTCATGCCTTCTTTTTCCTCAAACAATAAATTAGAGTTGGTTCCTATTCTACCTGATTCAAGTTCAGATGTTATTTCTGCAAACCAACCATTAGAGTTTGACTCTAAATTAACTGTTTTAAATAATTTAATTTCCGAAGGGTTTTTGTTTGCTGAATAAGTAACATCACACCCATAAGAAATACCGTAAAAACTAGTTCTTGTTTCGTTTTCGTCATGAATATACAACTCTCCACCTTTGAATGTATAAAAATTAGCACCCAGTCTTTCCATCCATTCTGGTTCATATGAATGAAAAGAAGTCCATACGTTATAAACTTCATCAAATGTTATTGTTCTATTTCCTAATTTTAAACTCATATTATTAGTCGTCTATTATTATTGGCCAACTTTGACCATCTGGTGTATATCCTAGCGTGTTAAGTGCGTGTGTCATCCAATATAGATAGTAATATTGCCATTGGTCAAATCTATCAGTTGTGGAGCCTGGCTTAAATGGAGCAGTAGCATCATTGCTTGTACTGTCTTCAATATCATACTCAAAAACAAACGTAGGCGTGCTTCCTGTCATCAAATCACTTAATCCATTTGTTCCTGTGTAGTTTGAAGCAGTACCGCCTTCAACAGCCTGCAAAAACGCTTTAAATGGATAGTCTGGGTTTCCTGAATTATCCTCTACTTGAAAAACAACTCCCCTATAAAAAGATGAATTAGAGGTGTTTAAAGAGGTAACTCTTGACCTTATATCAGCCATATCTGTGTTATAATTATTTGTTCTAGCGTCATTATTAAAACTACCGCTAGTTCTAGAATCGTGATAACCAGCACTCGCTTCGTCTTGGAAAACCATTACTATAACATTAGCTGCATCTGAAGGAAACGAGTTGTGTGTGTTCGTGGCTATGAAATCATTAACGTCATTATCACCAATAGCAGCAAAAGTTCTCTCATTTGTCCACCCCCCAGTAGCTCCATAAACAATAGTTACCTTAGCATCGTATTCATCACTACCATTAGTAGCTGTGTTTGTGTTACCGCTTGATTCAGTCCCTCCTGTTGCGTAAAGGTCCTGAAGAGTGGATTTTAAGGCTCCAGCTCTCATTGTTTGGAGCTCTGCCTCTGTGTTATTCATAGAGCCAGAATCATCAAAATATATGTAAATATATGTATCTACTGTAATTGCAAGGGCTTCCGTTGTTACAGTGGCTTCTGCAGTACAAGCTCCACCCCTACTTACGATATAAGTAAAGCTGTCATTTAAACTGTTACCCGAGGTATGTGTATATGTAATAGTGTTATTAGCATTAACTACAGCTGTTCCATTTGTTGGTTGTGTTCCTATTGTAATAGTGAATGGTGAAGGAATTGTGTCGTTAGCTACTACATTAATTACACTACTTCCACCATTAGCAATTCCTGTCACAGTATCATTAACTAAAACGGGAAGATTATCAATATAGTTCCACACTAAATACAATTTTTGACTTGTATTAGTTCTGTTAAATGTAAATGTTGCAATGTTTTCCTCTTCTGTGGAAGTTGTAGTGGTTGTAACTGCTGGATATGTGGCCTGGTCTACTACGTTTTGAACTGTTAAACTGGCCTCAGAAACAAGATATCCCAAACTATTACACTCATTAAAATCTCCAGTGTGAACTCCTATTTGTTTCAATGAGGAAATAGTAACCGTATCTCCATTGTCTGGTATAACATCTCCTCCCATAAATCCAGATATAGTCTCAAACCTTGTTAATTCATCAAAATCAAATACATCTAATTCAGAATTATAATTATTCCCGTTACTTCCATTATGCTTATATCTATTTATAATTGTTTCACTCGCTTCTTGTGAATCATTAACAACAATAAGAACTATTTCAAGCGTTTCTGGAACTGGACAAACATGAGTTATTGTTGCAGTAACCACCCCTACAGGCGTTATTTGTACGGTGGCTAAATTTGTTGTCTCTAAATCACTAGATGTTACAGGAAATGTAACAGTTCCTGTTCCAGTCAAACCTGTGCTACCATAGGTATTTCCGTTGTACACAATAGAAATTGATATAGTTCCTGTTGTGCTGTAACCTACAGTTGCAGTTCCTGGGAATTGACCTACATTTAAACTATATGTAAATGTTCCAGCAAGTGTTTTTGTGAATACAGAAGCACAATCAAGTTCAAGTGGTTCTGATGGCATCTGAACGCTACTCATTGATAACACATACTGATGATATTTAGGGTCAAATCCACCTATGTTAAAATTATTTTTATTATTGTAAAGATTTTCTTTAAAGAAAGATTTCATTCCAATATAAGATATCGGTGTTATTCCATCTCCTCCCAATCTTAAAACAGTACCTCTATTTGCGTCTGAGAAATACATTTTACCTTCATAAAAGCCAAAAGATTCTGGATTTAAAGAAATACCGTATTCTCCAGAAAAAGGAACGTCTTGCCCTAAAACTTGTTCTATTTGAGATAAGCTACCAGTTCCGTCAGGACTTGTAAGTATATTTTTTCCATACAAGACCTTTGAAACTCTGTCTTCTTGAAAAACTATTAAATCAGATTCCCTTGCAAAAAGCTTTTGTATAGAACCATATTTCATGTCCATGTACTTTGTTATACCTCTACTTGAATTAAACTCATTTAGTGTATTATATCCGCTGTTTTCATTAAACGGCCCACTATATATAAGCTTATTAGTATCCTCTTTTCTTTCATATCCCTCAACTATAGCTATATTTGGTCTTGATTTTATATCAAAAGAAGGCAAAAACCTATCGTCTTTGACCCTGACTGATTCTACCCCATTACCAAAACTAAAGCAATTACCAAATCCTAGTTTAGAAATAGCAGGTAATGTAGATGTTTGGTCTTGCTCATTTCCTTTGTGAAGGCCATTTTCAATCAAAAAAGTTTCTTCTGTTTCGTAATAAATATCGTTATCTATATCATCTGGCTCTGTTTCAAAAATTCCTAATGTGGTAACTAAAACAAGATTTAAATTACATGTTAATCTAGAGGATTCAAAAGTTGCAGTCCCTTCTGTAGCCTGAACTCTCATAACCCATCTTCCTGCCATTGACGAATTAGATTTTGCTATGACTAACTTGAAGCCTTCATTTTCATCATTTAGAGAAGGAACTCTAAACCTAATAGATGTGGCTGTATCATAACCACTCATAGCATAGTCTTCTGTTTTTGTGAAATTTGTTTCGCTATCAAAAAATAACTGAAGAGCGTTTCTTGTTGGTGTACTTACATACTCATTATTAGAAGTCCATTCTTTGAAATAATTAAAATTAGGACTACCATCACTTTCACTATAAACCAACTCCAATTTTATTTGAGTCCCTGGTGTTATAGCAATATCAGACCACTCTATAGGGCTTACTCCAGGTGCGCTAGTTTTTTTTTGAAGAAGACCTTCATCTAATTGACCAGAATTCCCCAATATTAACAAGCCCAAAGCACTACTACTTCCTTTTGGAATCCAGATTGTATTAGTACCAGACCCACCACCTCTACCAAATCTCCTGCTTGATGAGTAATTAATAAAGTTATCTGGGTTAAAATCTAAAGTGAATCCATTGGGTCTTATTTTTACAAATGTTCCTGCTAATTCCACTAATGGGTCACCTGAACTATCTGCATTTCCATTAATCCACCCTTGACCTGCAGCCACCTCGTCTGTAGCGTTTTTGGTTGTAATTTCAAGAATTTTTGTTTTCACTTCTTGTTGTAGCGGACCGTTATCATCAGCCTTTACAATTAAGTTTTTTCCAACTTCTAATTTTCCTAAATTAGCTCCTTGTAAAAGTATCCATCTGTAGATTTGGTCTTCGTAAAATATGGTTGCATATAAATTATAATGAAGTCCCTTGTTTACCTTTACAAACCATTTATACCTATCAGCCCAATATGGAGGATTATTAAAAAGTTTAATTCTTAGTTTATTAATATTTACAGAATTTGCTATTGGCACAAAAACCTCACTTATAGACTCACCTAAAGATTCTTTTGGAAGCAGTATACTTGAATACCTACCATGTGAATCTAAATAACAAAGCCCAACTTCAAAACTTCTATTAGATTTTAAAGATACATTACTTACTGTATCTTTTATTCTAAGATTTGAACCATCTTCAAGTGTAAATACTTCGTTTATATCTGTCTGAAAAGCTGGGTCATCATTATCTGTTGCGTCTGCTGGTGTATCGTCTGTTGTGTGAACATTAACAGGCATCAGTAAGGTAAAAGTTGTTGATGTTGATGAATCTAAAGTAACTGAACCATAAACAAGATTTAATGGGTTTGGTGGGGGTGTGGTTATAACAACACTTTGAAAAATACCAGTCATTGACGCTATACAGTCTATAAACTCCGATGACGCTACTAGTTCAGTAACATTTGCATAATCCTGACCTATAACAAAGGCGGACTCGATAAGAGCAGAGCCATTAAAATAATCATCAGGCGCTGTTCCAGCTTCTGCAGATTCCAATTTTAAAATAAATGTTATTGTTTTATCTTGTAATAAATCAACACCTGATAAATCAAAGGTTATTTTTGTGTCGCTGGCGGATAATGTTCCAACAAGCTCATCTCCTTCCTGTGACACAGAATCTAAAGAAACATCGTATGATATTTTTATTTTATCGTTTGAACCCTCAGTTTCAACCACGTCGTATTGACTTGTGGTGTTTGCAAAAACAATTCTATCGTTAATAAAGTCTTGTGCTTTTGCGGTTAAAGGAACATTGTCAAATATTCTAAAAACCTCATCTTTTGGGAGTGTTTTAAATATTTTTTTATTAGTAAACTCATATGTCTCATTAGTGTCATCTAGTATAGAGCTCTCTTTTTTGTTAATACTATCAATAATAAATATTGAACTATCCGTAGAGTATTTAAACAAAAGCTGAACATCTGTAACTCTTTTATCCCCACTATTATAAGTTACTTTATAACCATTAAATATATTATCCATGCCTTTGTTTTCCATGGACGTAAAATCAATTTGAAAGTTTTTTGGAGTGAACTGAAAGTAGGAAAAAGAAGATGGTGCAGAATAACCACCATCTAGGTATCTATATCTATATCCAAAAGCAAAAAATTGCTCTTTCACAGCGTTTTCTGTTGAATTCAAACTATTAAAAGGTTTTACAACAGGAGCTTGTCTTGGGGGTTTTTTATATAAAGAAATATCATCTTCTATAAAATTACTTATACCATAACCCTTAGCTCTTTTTATATCAACCATTCTTGGTGGGTTTAACCCATCAGTAAATAATAAAAGTTTTGATTTTTTTGATGCATTATAAACAACATTAAATCCTGTAATTTTATAATTTGAATCAAAATTTAAAACCTGACTATCACCTGTTCTCTCATCAGCCAAAACAGTTGATGTTATGTCGTTTATCGCATCATACTCAAATATGTAAGAATATCCAACATTGTTTACTACTGCCCAATATATTTTTTCTTCTGCCTCGTCTGATACAGAACCAATACACTTTGGGTTTTGTGCTACAGGTATGTTTGTTAGCTGAACATTTCCCCTTTCATTTTCAATAGCCCCAGCATCACTAGAAGCGGTATTGAGTACTCTGATATTTCTAGCGTCTAGAAACTCTCCACTTTTAACAAGACGTTCATCGACGTCTTTGTTCATTTTACCTGTATTAAAAAAATTCTGTATTTTCATACTACTTTATCCACTTATCTCTTCCTCTTAATATCTGAGTTAGTTCGTTTAATTTAATAGAATTGAGTCTAATTTTTGTGTTTCTTAATGAAGCTAAAGCTTGTTTTTGAGCTCTTCTTACAATAAACTCTTGAACACCAAATTTTTGTTTCAGTATATTTGAAACGATATAATCATACATAAAGGTTTCAGCAAGTTTATGAACTTTTATTTCATTATCAGCCAAGCCATACATACCGTCTGAAACGTATTCTATCAAAATATTCTTACCAGTTAAATCAGAACTAAAAAGAATTAAACCTTGGTTTTTATCAAGAACATAGCTTCCATTATTATTTTTTGAAGCTGTGTCCATACCAAAATTTTGACCTAGTAGATTTCTAGAAGGCATTTTTTTAGCATCACCAGGCTGGTTTGCCCAGTTTGTCTCAATTACAGGAGTACCTGTAAGAGCATCATCATTATTGTCTAAAAGTATGTTTTTCTGAGCAGTGTTGTCTTGAAGATAACTTGTAGGAGTTGCTGTGTTATAATTAGTCACAATAGGATGGGTTAAACCATCATCTCCAACATATGAAACCTTAACACAACTAACAAAGTCGTGTGGTAGATGCATTTTTAGGTTATCTGGCAATTCAGCCTCAAAACCTTTTACCTCTCTTAATGCATCATAATGAATTTCTTGTAAACCTCTTTTTGCATGAAATACAACTTCATTTCTATCTATCTTATTTATAACCTTATTGTCGCCTACATAAGACAGCATAAAATTATTTATTATATCAGATAAGAGTAAATACTGATATGTACCCCAGTTTTCACTTAATGGCAAGTTGCCATCATTTTGATAATATTCTCTATGGTCTATGTGTCTTCCTATAACTGGCATGCTTTATGAGTTTTCTTTTGTAAATTCTACTTGCTCTTGCTGCGCTGTTACTTGTACAACATCAGCCTCTCTAATACTTAATCCTGCATATTTGCAAATTTTCACAACTAATTCTGTTTCATCTTCTCCTGATATTTCAAAATTTGTTGAGCTATCTGCATTGTAAACAGGGTCCGAGTTAATAGTGTTATAACCCCAGTGTGGGTCGACTGGTCTTCGAATATAGTTTGCCTGAATATTAGATTGTATCGACAAAGGTCTTACATATATGGTATTAGCACTACGAACATAGATTGGATATGTAACGGTCGGCTGAGTAATATTGCTGTTCACAATCATATCAAACTTGTGTGGTCTAACAGGTTGAACTACAGCGCCGCCACCCATAGTTGTGCTAGAACCAAAACCACCTTGATAAGTGATGTTAATTAATTTATATAAATCAGTTGGTAAGTCAAAATAATCTTGCTCTTCACCAACGCTTGGACTCGCAAGTCCCACATCACGATATGCTAAGTTTGCGTTTGAATAAAACTTATCAATTTTGTTTTGTATGTGCTGAACTGTATCCCCGTAGTTTGCTGCTTTTCTTCTATTGTTTTGCATAAAAACAGCCTTTGAATACTCTGTAAAATAAGATTCAAATATTTCAAGCTGTGCTTGTTTTGCAAAAAAATCAAACTCTGAAGGAGATACATATCCTCTGTTATCTTTATTTAGCAAAAACATAACAGTATTCCTTACACTATTAATCATAGGATATATTTTTTACAAAAGTACAAAAAAAGAGGTCGCAATTTGCAACCTCTCTCCCTTCACGATGCATACAATCTAATTATAGACTGTTAGTAATCTTTTGTAAAACATCAAGTCCTTCGTCTGTCTTAAAATACATACCTAAAGCACTATATACGTTTTCTCCAAATGGAGCCATAATTACTTTCTTTTTTCTATCTTTATTCCAAACAACTGTTCTGTTGTCTGATTTAATGTGAAGAATACCCATTTCAACAGCTTTTGCAGCTATATTTCTTAGTTTAAGATTCTCATCATTAACTAAACTCATGAATTCAGTAGGGTTTTTCTTTGCATACAATATCATATCTCTTCTCAATTCTGATGATGTTAGATTTGAAGCTGATGATGATAAGCAAACTCTAGCTATTGCTTCTAAGTCATTTATATCTAAATTTTTAGCAGCTATTTGAGAGTCTAATGTTGTATACATTTCCTCAACCTCTTTTGACGCATTTGCCTCCTTGTCTAATTCAAAAAAAGTTTTATTATATTCGGGGTGAATGAATAAAAACTTTTGAAGATTAACATTGAAATCAGGAACAATTAAAGTTCCATTTTCAAAAACAATAGGCTCCATAGTAGCTACACCGTCTTGCTCGTCCTGGAATGGACTAAGTTGGTTTGTAGCATACCTTAGTGCTCTATTTAGGTTTCCGTCAAAATATGTTAAAGGTTTTCTTGAAGTGTGTTTTACAGCTATCATAAGCCGTATTGGTGATTTATTTCCTTT